CTGACCACCGTCGCTGCAAAGGATCAGTTTGGTGGGATCGCCATCGGTTCATTTCCGTACTTCAACACGAGCCTGCCCAATGTCGGGATCGCCAATCCGGTGGATGAATTCTCCGATGAGGATTTGACCGAACTTCGCAACAACGGAGTAGGGACGTATGGACCAAACAGGGCATTTAACGGCACCATCATGGGAGAAATGGTCACCACATATCTGACTGACACCGCCGGTAATCCAGACACCAGTTACAAGTTTTTGAACACGGTGGACACGGCCAGTTTGATCAGGGAGTTTTATTTTGCCAACTTCAAACGCAGATATGCCCAAACAAGGTTGACGGACGGAGATCTTTTGCCCGGTCGTGACATGGCCAACGAGGCCAGCATCAGAGCATTTTGCAATGAATTGTATGACGAGTTGGCAGACGATGCCCTGACCCAAAAAGGACAGGCCGCGAAGAAGGACTACAACGATAATTTGACCATCATCGTGACGGTCGCAGACGGGAAAGTTGAAGTATATCAGGCACCTCTGCTTGTAAGCCAGATCAGAGTGGTTATCGGCACCATCCAAATCAACTTCGGGGAGTGATAAAACATAAGGAGAAACAATGACCATCCAGACTTTAGCCAATCCGACAGTGGAGGTGAACGATAACCCCATCGCCATCGTTCCCAATTCACTGTCGTACAAAAAAGGCCAGGGAGACAAAACCGTCAAGGCACAATCTGCCGGTGGAAACGCAATCGAAACAGTAATTACAGAAAACGCCGAAACGAAAATATCCATGGTGAAATTCAAACTTTACAATACGAAGGAGAATTTCGACAACGCCAATGTATGGATTGACAACATTGACGGAAACACCATCCGGCTTTCCGAGGGAGAGTTGACGGAATCGTTCCGTGGTATGGTGACCACTACCGAACCTGAAAGAATGGTGGGGGCTGATGGAGAATTGGAACTGGAGTTTCAAGGACAGCCTGTCCTATAAAGGAGATCTATGCCGGAAGACACATTATATTTCCAGCTTTCCGAAAAACTGGAGTATTCAAAGGGTGGTGATTTTTTCCAGACCGCCACATTGGAATTACAACCGCCGAGCATGAAGGTTTTTGATCTGTCAAGTATACTTTGCCAGGACTTAATGAAGGCCGTGGTCGATGGAAGGGAAGTGGCTGGTTCAATTGAACAGAACGAATCTCAGGATACAGGAGATATTGACTCTGAAACGATTAAGATGATTCTGTTTCAATCCAAGAGTGTCAAATTCTCCGATGTAGCCAAGACCTGCAAGGTTCTTTTCACTCATGTCGGCACGTATGAAGGCAAGACACCGATCAAAATGGCGATCTTCGATAAAATGAACATTCACGATTTTACCGATCTTGTCTGTGAATATATCGCAAATTTTATTTGGCCCTCGCTGTTCTCAGGGAGGGCGGATCAAAAAAAGACGATTGGAGATACATGATCGCAAACCTCATGAAATTTTATGAAGGAGGTCTGACATATCAGGATTGCATGTCGATGTCATTTCAGGAATTAATCCGGTGGAATAGATACGCGATGAGAATTAATGCGGAGATAGAACGTGGCTGAAAATATTGCTTACATATATCGAATAATCGATAAATTCTCGACTCCCGCCAAAAAGATTTCAGCAGCGGTGTACAAAGTCGGTGACGCTGTAAAAAGAACGCAACCGGCGCTTAGAAAGTTTGGTGAAAAGGCAAAGAGTGTAGAAGGGGCCTTGGCCGGTGCTGGTTTGGGTGCGGCTCTTGCGTTGGTGACGAGCAAGGCTATGGATTTTGAAGATGTGATGACGGATGTCAGGAAGGTCACAGAATTCAAAACAGAAGATCAGTTCAGGGCTTTCAGGGAGGGATTATTAAAAACGTCCGTTGTTTTGGGTAAAACACCAGTTGCATTGGCCGCAATCGCGGAGCAGGGTGGAAAGCTTGGGATACTGCCTCAACACATGAACGATTTTATTGATGTGGTCGCAAAAACATCAGTCGCCTTTGGTATGATGGAAAGTACGGCGGGAGAGACAATTGGAAAACTGAAATCCATGTTTGAATTGACCGTTGGAGAAACCGGGAACCTGATGGATGCCGTAAATTTCCTTGCCGATAATACGACCTCCAGCGGTGAACAGATGATCGAAATCATAAAGAGAACATCAGGAACTTTCAAGACCTTCAAAATGCCAACGGAGTTTATTGCAGGTTGGGCGTCTTTTGCCAATCAGATTGAAACTACTTCAGAACTGGCGGCATCCGGTTTGAACATGATGGCCAGCAGGATGACGCAGATCCCCGGTATGCTGGAGAAGATGATCAAGGATCCGAATAAGGCCATGAGAGATATGCTGATATCTCTTTCAAAAATGGATAAGATCGACAGAACGAGGTACATTTATAAAACGTTCGGACAGGATGCGGCAAAATTTGTCATGAAGGCGGTAGAGAGTACACAGGCCCTTGCGAGTACGATGGATCTTGTCAGTGATAAGACCAGTTTTTCAGGTTCGATGATGAAGGAACTTGAAAAGAAATTGAAGACCGGAAAAACGGCCTGGGCAAAAATGAAGGCCGTTGTTGATATTCTGGCAATTACTCTCGGAGATGTCCTTTTACCATACGTCAAGGAGGTTGCGCCAAAGATCGTCAAAGCTGGTCTTGCATTCAGAGAGTGGAGTAAGGCCCATCCGAAAATAGTAAAGATTGGATTGGCCATCGCGGCGATAACTGCTGTGGTTGGTCCCCTTTTGTTTGCCATCGGAATGATGTCACTGGCCATCGGTGCCATAAGCCTTCCGATGGTTGCGGTAGCGGCGGCTGTGGTAGCGGTCGTCGGTGGTCTTTATCTGCTCTATAAAGGCATATCCTATGTTATAAAAAACTGGGATAAAATGGTCCAGGCCATGAAGGACTTTGGAAAATGGTGGGTGGATAAATTCACTTTCGATTCCATGGTCAACGGCATCGAAAAGGTGGTCGAAAAAATAAGGCCGTTGATAGACTCCTTTTATAAACTTGACGAAAAACTTGGATTCGGATCTGAAAAAAAGAAGGTTGCCGTCACCGCGAAGGAGGCCGATGAGAAGTGGGCCAAGGTCGTCAAGATGCGGCGTGAAATGGGACTTTGGAAAACTCCTGAAAAAGGTGTCGCCGCCACCAATGCCGGTGCTGTAAAAAATAATCTAAATGGCCAGATCGTCGTGGCCCCGGCCAAAGGAGCACAGGTCAACTCGGCCAGCATGACCACTGATGTTCCCGGCAACCTCGGATTCAATATCGCCGCGGGAGTTACACCATGACGAGTTTCATCGAAAAATTAAACGCCGCAAAGATCGATGGTATTTCCGTACTGATTTCAACCGAGAGTGTTGACCGTGGAAAAAAGACGATCATACACGAATATCCGAATAGTGATTTTAGGTATGTCGAGGAACTTGGAAAACTCCCGCCCGTCTTTAATCTGACCGCCATCGTCCACGGCAGCGACTCGTTCAACCAACGTCTGCGGCTGGAGCAAGCCCTTGAGAAAACAGGTATGATTGAAATTGTGCATCCGATTTACGGCACATTGATGGTAAAGTCACTTGACTTCTCCGTATCATCAAGTCAAACAGAAGTCGGCCAATTCGTCTTCAACATCAGGTTTGCCCAATCCGTTTCCAATGCTACACCGACCCCGGCCACCCCGACGAACGCAACGATTACCGACCTTGCCGCCAAGTTTCGAACCAATCTAAATAATCGGTTCGAAGAGATATACGTCCCACCAGTAACCGCAGAGAATTACGAACATTTTATCGGAACACTCCAGGGAGTATTCGACACGGTCAACGATGAGATATCAAGTGTCGTCGGGCTTTCAACCGCCGGGGCGGCGCGGTTCGGCAGGGTATATCGAACGATCACCAATAACATCACCGCCATCGTCAGCGACGCCTTTGAACTGAAACAAAATATCACTCTATTTTACGACGCCGCCCTCGATGCCCCGGTCTTCGTCGAGCAACTTGCCAATGCCTGGGACCGACTTCTACAGGAACCTCTAACCGTATCGTCTCCACCTAAAACAGCCCGTCAGTCCATCGCGCAGCAAAACGATTACGCTATCACGGAGCACATGCGATTGACGGCACTTGCGAACTCATATGAAGCAAAGGTTTACACCGATTTCGATACCGATGAGAGTCTGGCCGATGCCAGGGCGTTTTTAAATGCCAATTACAAAATCGGGCTGAAGAAAAAAAACGAGGAGATAGAGGACGCCGGTCTCGAAAGCCTTGCCTGCTGTGGAGATGTTCGGGACTCGTTCGAGGAGTTACGGTCATTATCAAGGAAGGTTTTTGATGAAAAGGAAAAGGCCGTTTTCCGGATTGTGACCATTGATCCGGGCATGACATCGATGGCCCTGACCGCCTATCGGTTTTACGGCAACCTTGATTTTATTGACCAGCTTGTAACTCTGAATCCATCAGTCAACCACGCTAATTTTAATTCGGAGATAAAGGCCCTAACCGGATGACTCTTGCAATAAAAATAAATGGGCAACCTTATGTTAACTTCAACGCTGCAACGGTATATCTGACCGTGACGGCGGTGGCCAGGGCCTTTTCGTTTACCTCGACCGCGGATTCGGAGAACTCTTTTCCGGTCAAGATCGGTGACGAGGTATTTATCACGGCTGATGGGATCGATATTCTAGAGGGATTTGTTGAACTTCTGGAGGTAAATTATGACGCCTTTTCGCACAGTGTCCGTGTCGGTGGCAGAAGTCGTCTGGCTGATCTGGTGGATTCGACGGTGCCGACGCAGTTTGAAATCGACGGGACGAGTCTTCAATCTATCGCCGCGAACCTGATGACGGCCATTGAACTTGAACCCCTGGTCGATAATCAGGCCGGGAGTATCCGGAATTTCGATGAGGACATTACCAGTGCCGAAGTCGGACAGAACGCACTTGAATTTCTTGAAAGATATTCAAGGAAGCGACAGGTCCTTTTGACCAGTGATGGGAAGAGGACTCTGGTTCTGACAAGAGCCGGCACCTCCAACGCACCGGTAGCCCTTAAAAATGTTGTCGGTGCCAACGACAACAACGTTCTAAGATCGACATTATCATTGGATTACTCCGATATTTTTTATCATTATCTCGTCCATGCTCAGTTAAACACGTCCGTTCTCGATTTTTTACGTGACCCAAAGGACGTATCTAATCAGCCTGGGGAGATATTCGACAACGATATTCGAAAGACCCGCAAGCTTGAAATGAATGCCGAGGAGTCCATGGACTCGTTTTCATCGCGTGATAGGGCGAAGTGGGAGAGAAATATCAGGCTTGGCCACGCCTATATTTACAGTGCTGTGGTGGTCGGGAATAGCCATAATGGTATACTATGGTTACCGAATACGAAGATTAAAATTCTGGACGAATTCGCCAACGTCGATGACGAACTCCTGATTAGGGATGTTCGCTATAATTTCGATCTAAATGGTGGATCTACCACGGAATTGACGATGATCAAGGCCAAGGCTTTCACGCTTGAAATAGAGCAAAGTCAGCGCGAAGCTAACAGTCAAACGACCTCGGAGACGTTTATTAAGGCATGAGGTTACTTCAGAAAATAAAACAGGCATTTTCGTCAGACCCCGGCAAAGACGACACCAGTTACCCAACCGGACAGGTTACCTATAATGGGAAAAAGGCGGCGTTTACAAGATTACTCCCATATGGCCTTTCAAGTCTGGAGCCTGAAAATTATTATGTCCTGATCATCAATTCACAGGGTCAGGAGTCCACCAAACTCGGTATCCCATCTGCGATGCAGAACCGCTTTAAGAATCTGAAACAAGGCGAAGTTGCAATTTATAACAGCAAAACACAGACTTATGTTATACTCCTTGAAGACGGTACTTTTAAAATTAATTGCTCTGGTTTGATCGATGGAGATGTCGAGATCACTGGAGATGTACAAATCGATGGTGACCTAAATGTCGATGGAAACGTCACCATCGGCGGTACTCTCGGCGTGACCGGTGCCACGACACTGACGACGGTGGTGTGTGATTCAATCACGGTGAACAGTATACCGTTCGGAACCCATGTCCACAGTGGAGTACAATCAGGCGGCAGCAATACCGGTGGACCATTATGAAGAAAGAAATCAAGCTTATCCTTGAAAACGGTTCATTTGATATGGTCATCGAAAATGGAGACTTTGCCAATGAACCTGGATTCGATACTGCCATATGGGTGTCGTTGTTCACCGACGCCAGAGCGGATTCGGCGCAGGTGGTCATCCCTGAGAACCGGCGAGGGTGGTTGGGTAACACGGTTTCTGAAGTCTCAGACCGGCAGCTCGGCGGTTACCTGTGGTTGACCGAGCAGAGAAGATTGAATCAGGACACGTTGAACGAGGTGATTGACTACATCAGAAAAAGCTTAAATTGGATCATCGAAGATGGGGCCGCAATAAAAATTGACGTTCTCGGAGATATCGTCCCACGACAGGGAATCGAGGCCCAGGTTAAAATAACCGCGCTTGACGGCGTGACCAGTGACCATTTTATTCAATTGTGGAAGGTGACCGGCGATGCCAATTGATACACCGAGCTATGATCAGATCGTAGAGAGAATGAGGGCCGATGTCTCCAACGAACTGCCCGATATAGACCCGACAATTTACGGGTCGTTCGCCTCGGCTTTCGTGGTCAGTAATGCCGGGCGTCATTATGATAATATTCTCCTACTTGAACAGCTTGTCAGGATGCTGTTTCCACAGACTGCCGTGGATGAATTTCTGGAGATGTGGGCGCAATACGAAGGTCTTTCACGACTACCCGCATTCCCTGCTACCGGAAATATTACCGTAACCGGAGTTGCCGGCACCGCAGTAGCAGCTCTGACGGAGTGGAGAACTGCTGACAATAAAATCGTGGCGTCATTATCCGGCGTCAATCTGGCCGTGGAGACCATATCCGTTTCAAGCCGTTTCAAGCCTGACCCGCAGCGGTACGACCGTCACCGGCACCACTGCGTCGGATCATACCTTTGCCACCGGTATGGAGATAACCATCGCTGGTGCGGTCGAGACTGATTATAACGGCACGTTCACTATAACAGTCACTGATACCGATGGATTTGAATATGAAATCACGGCGTCACCGACGACACCGGCCACAGGAACGATTACCGCAGACTATACCGGTGCCGTCATCGAAGTAGAAACCGCCGATACTGGAGATGATGTAAACCTTGCTTCAGGCGCACAATTACAGGTTACTCACCGGACTTGATACAGATGGTTTCGTCCAATATCTTGGATTGACCGGCGGTTCCGATGCAGAAAGTGATGAAAGTCTGTTAGAAAGAGTACTCTATTCAAGGGCAAATCCTGTGGCTAATTTCAATGTATCGGCCATTACTTTACAGGTTCTCACCGTGCCTGGGGTAACCAGGGTTTTCGTGAATCCGATCACGCCGTATGTAGGGGCCGTGACGGTGGCGTTCATGCGTGATAACGACTCCAATCCGATACCCGATGCCGGTGAAGTTCAGGATGTAGAGGATGCCATACTTGAAATTTATCCGGCCCAAAGTGATCCAGGTGAATTGTATGTTCTCGCACCAACTCCAGTGACCGTTAATTTTACTTTCGCTTCAATAACTCCAGATACACCGACGATGCGAACGGCCATTGAAAATTCACTGGAGGTATTTTTTAGGGAGGTCGTTGATTACGAAGTAAATATCGACGAGGATAAATATAGATCGGCCATTATCAACACGATTGACCTTGAAACTGGAGACACGATGACGACTTTCACTCTGACATCTCCGACGACCGATATTGTAATATCAACAAATGAAATCGGAGTATTAGGAACGGTATCATTTTGACGACGAAACTTAGTCTGTTCAATCCGTATGAAATCGATGCCCAGGCAATGCTTTTGGCCAACCATCTTCCGGTAGGGAGAGCTTGGCAGAAGGCATTCAAGCCGGATTCAAATATCGGCATGTTCATTCGTGGACTTGCGGTGGAGTTTTACCGGTTCCAAGTTCTGGCCAAAAAGGTACAGACGAACATGGACATCAGCAACGCAGACGAGCTTCTGATCGAGTGGGAGAAATCTGTTGGTCTGCCAGATTCATGTTTTACCACGAATACGTCTCTTGAACGAAGACGGCTTCAGGTTGAGCAGAAGTTTTCGAAATTTGGTGGGGTACAGACGAAAGAGGATTTTATCAGGGTAGCGGCGGTTTTCGGTCTTGACATTGATGTCTATGCAGGTCTTTCTGTCGGCGGTTTTCCGTTGCAATTTCCGATAGTGTTTTTCGGTTCAACTCTTGAGGCCAGTCATACGATTTTCATCGTTATACTTGGATCAATCTCCGGTGATTCATTTTTTCCACTGCCGTTCCCGATACCGTTTTCAAGTGGCGCATCGACGTTTTTGGAGTGCATTTTCAGTAAATTGGCACCGGCCAATGTCAATGTGGTCGTCATCAATGAGGGAGATTTATAAATGCGTAATATATCAGCAAAAGCCGATGGCGTGGGTGATACATTACCAGCCAGCGATTTCAATGCAAATCTGCGAAGTGAACTCCAAAATGTCGTGACAAGCTCCGACCAGACGCTTGACGCAGAAGGTGGACCCGACACAGACGTTGAAATGCTCGGAAAAGCGATCACGATTTATTCTAATGCAGCGCAATACTATCAAGACAGTGGTGCGGCGAACGCTTACGTGCTTGCGCGAACTGGTAATTTGAAACCTCTCGTTGATTATATCGACGGCACAATTGTCACGTTTAAAGCCGGTAATACGAATACAGGTGCGTCAACCGTCAATATTGATTCACTTGGAGCAAAAGCTCTGCGCGATAGTACAGACACTGCACTTGTTGGTGGAGAGATAATCGCAGATAGATACATCACTATCCGATACAATTCAACGAACGATAGATTTGAGATTGTAAATTCAAAACAGGCTGGAACGATTACCGTGATTACTGCGTCGGGCAACTACACTAAGCCTGCTGGATTATTGTTCGCTGATGTTATACTTGTCGGTGGTGGTGGCGCTGGTGGAGGAATTTCAGGAGCAGGTGCTGGAACTTATGCGGGTGCCGGTGGTGGAGGTGGTGGTGGATATTCAATGAAGCGATATCTTGATTCTGATTTGTCTTCATCTGAGGCAGTAGTTATCGGTGCGGGTGGAGTAGGTGTATCTGCCGCTGCGGGTGGAAGTGGAGGTACGTCAACATTTAAAAGTCTAAGCGTAACCGGTGGCTCAGGTGCTAATGCTATAACTACTGTTGCCGCACTGTCATTAAGCATAGGCGGTGATGCTGGAGTAGGCAGTGGAGGTGATGTTGATGGATATGGTGTATCTGGAGGTTTTGGAATAGCTTTAGCTGCTGCGAATAAAATTTCAGGAGCAGGTGGTTCAAGTGTCGCCGGTGGTGGAAGAAATTCAAGAACTGCTACTGGTGATGGTCTTCAAGGGTTATCATATGGTGCAGGTGGTTCCGGCGCGGCAGCAAGCAACGTTGCGACTGATTATTTGGGTGGTGATGGCGTGGATGGAATCATGATAGTTAAGGAGTACTACTAATGAAAAAATATGCAGAGATAGAAAATAATTTGGTAAAAAACATTTCGAATCACGACGATGCAGCGGAACTTCCAAGTGGATGGATCGATGTAACGTCAATCCCGTGTAGTATAGGATGGCCGATTGAAAGTGGAGTTCCACTTGCTCAACCATCGCCATGGCATAGCGTTACTGGAGATAATACAGGTTGGGAAATAACGGCGGAAAATCAGGTTTTAAAAGACGAATATGACGCAGAGCAACAACGCGCAGCAGACATATATAACGAGCAGGAATCAACTGGTTTAAAACATCTGACTGTCGATCAAGCCAAGCAGATAATCACGGATAGGATTGATATTGTCCGCGCACTTCCTGAATCTAATTTGACTGAAATTCAGGCAAAAATAGCTGAGTTATGTGATCAAACAGAATGGCTTTTAAAAAGAGTAGCCGTGTTCCTTTTGAATTAATCAAACGACTATTTTCCCGGTCACTTTTTTAATCTGCTTTATGAATTCAGCCTGATCAGAATTATCGTCCGATAAATGGATCAGATATATTTTCTCAGTCTTCGAAAGATCCTGGGCCTTGAAAAACGCCTTCACATTTTCTAATCCAAAATGGCTGGACCTGATCCTATATTTTACTCTTTCCGGCAGGTCTTCATTAAGATCCAATAGTTCATCAGAATAATTACACTCCACCATAAAATGCGTCACACCCTTAAATAGGTATCTAATAAAATAAGTATCTGTGGCGTACAATACTTTCTTACTGCTGGGTGTCTGGATCAAAAAGCCTAGCGGTTCCTCGGCGTCGTGTTCGGTTTGGAAAGGTAGTATTTTCCAGTTTCCGGTTGTCCAGACAATGCCATCTTCCATCAGGGCATATAAAGACCCGTTCGGGACAAGATGTTTTAATGTACCGGCGCTGAGGCCCACAGTCACCCCGATCCGCATGATATCTTTGACGGATTTGCAATGGTCTTTGTGTTCGTGAGAGACAAGGCACACATCGATTGAAGACAGGTTAAAATCACATTTCTTTCTGATTTCCTTGATCGGTATACCGGGGTCTATCATGATCCTTTTGCCGCCGTCCTCGATTATGTAGCAATTGCCCTTGCTGCCGGTGGCCAGTATTTTGATGTCGAACATTAAAATAATTCCCAAAAGTGTTTATCGACCAGCTTTGAAATTTGTGGATCTGGATCTTCAATATTATCCAAAATATCCTTAGCCGTATTTTTCCACTCCTCTAATTCGCGGAGTTTTTTCGCTATTCCCATCAGAAGATCATAAGTGTGAGCCGGAACCTTCGAATCGCTGAAATCTTTCTTTTTGTATTGGATTTCAAGCCATGATGCAAGCATTTGAAGGTATTGCCAATCCGGTATATCTTTTAGTTTATCCATCGATCAACCTTTCCATTCTAAATTTCTTCGCTACCTCGAAATCAAATTTCCTCGGCATCATCACATAATCCAGCTTGATACCATGTCGGAACTGGTCTGGAAACAGCGAATACAAAATATTAATGAAATAGATCCAATCCTCGTCAGCCCATGGAGGTGTCCAGGGACTTGACCGACAGACGCAGACGTTGTTGTTTTCGAGGAACATGTGTTTTCCGAACTTGTCCTCCAGCTCGAGGTAGTGCAAAACGAATTCGATTTTCCAGGCCCAATCTTTCAGTTGTGATTGTACGTTTGTCAAATTTGTCCTCCCATTGATTTGAATTCTGCAATCGCATATTCAGGACTCGTTAAATAATCGCGGTAATATCCCCATATCCCTTTCATGTAATATTTGATTGGTGTTTTGATATTGTCTCCCGTTGAAATCCTCCCCAAATATTCGAGATAACCCAATCCTTGATTATTTTCAAACAGCCACCAGTTGATCGCCTTCTTTGGAACCTTGCCTTTAAGCTTGTCCGGAATTGTTTTCATCGCCGGCTCTAAATTTTCATGCTGTTTTTTAATTTCAAAAAAGTCGGGCGAAGCCCCTCTGACTCTATCTTCAGAAACTATAATAGGTGTATTTTCGTTTGAACGGTTTAATCCGGTACTGTGGTCCCGGTTTAAAATTTTTAATCCGGTACTGTGGTCCCGGATTGAATATCGTGGATAACGCCCACCCTTCGAATCAAGAATGCCTCGCTTTTTTAGATCCTTGATCAGTTTCCGAACCTGATCTTCACCGATACCAATGCCGTCTGATATCTCTTTGATGGTTGTTTTGACCCAACCATTATCATCGATGTTGAGATTGTTTGTCAGAAAATAGATTATTAATTTTGCGCTAGGCAGAATATTTCTGTCAGAGAGTATTTCTGGTGGAATTTTGCCTATTTGGATTACTACAGGTGGATTGCCGGACATTAAAAAAACCTTTCCGGCTCATGATGGTATTGACAACTCAGCGGGGAATGATATGTTCAGGGGCAATGGAGGTTCATCATGAACCAAGTTTGAAATGCCTCGGTCAGCTTTCGACGGAAGACCGGGGCATTGCCATTTTTAATTGCGTGAGAACGATCCACCACCTATACCACACCACCCACAAAAAATACATCCGGCAAATCAAAAAATCCTGACCACCAGACTTGACCACAGGTCCACCCTGGGCCGATCTATTATAGGTCCAGCCTGTTTATCATATCATGCCAGGCCATGGCCGTATTGTCACTGAAATTAATTTTTAGTTACCTTTATATAATAGATACCATCACCATCTATTCTGACACACCATAAAAACCTGAAATAATACGCATAAAAAAATAATTTACATTTTTTTC